CAAAAGATTGAAGAAATACCTGCAGACATCAGAGAAGTTTACAAAACCGTTTGGGAAATGAAAGGTAAAACAATTTTGGATATGGCACGTGATCGAGCTGTTTTTATTGATCAGTCACAATCACTTAATTTGTTTATGCAGGATGTTACACCCTCAAAACTATCTTCAGCACATATGTATGGTTGGAAATTAGGTCTCAAAACAGGTATGTATTACTTGAGAACCAAAGCTAAAGCTGCGGCCATTAAAGGTTTGGGTGTTGATATGTCTCAATTAAATTCTTTGGAAACGGAACAAACAACTACACCAAAAATTAAAATTGAAAACAACAACCTAAATATTTCAGAAGAAATGTTGAATAAAGTTTGTTCGTTGGATGATCCAGATTGTTTGACGTGTAGTTCGTAAAAATATATCACAAAATTCAAGGTGATATATTTATTTACATGGCTCAAGGAAAAACATATGGAATAAGTTTTCCATTCATGGATAGCATTGAAGGTAAGTATTTGGAACTTACTGAATTTACGGCCGAAGAAATTCGAGCTGATCTTATTCACTTATTATTGACGAGAAAAGGTAGTCGTTACTTTCTTCCAAATTTTGGAACAAATCTATACCAATTTATATTTCAACCTATGGATGGCCCAACTTTTTTGGACATTGAATCCGAAATAAGAGACTCGGTTGAAACATTTATGCCACTATTACAGATTACAGACATAAAAATATCACCAGCGGATAATGATCCTATAAGTACAACAACAATGAATACTTTAAAAAATAATGAATTTACTGTTGTTAATCATAATGTTACAGATTATACAGCTAAAGTCAGAATTGATTATGTGGTTTCAAATGACGTATTCAACCCTAAAGATTTTATAATTATTAACATATAATGTCACAAAAAAAGATATCATATACCGTCAGAGATTTTGCGGCAATCAGACAAGAATTAGTTAATTACACAAAAACTTTCTACCCTGAACTGATTGACAATTTCAACGATGCTGCGGTATTTTCGGTTTTTTTAGATTTAAATGCCGCAATTTCCGATAACTTACATTATAATATAGATAGGAGTATTCAAGAGACCGTACTTCAATTTGCACAACAAAGATCATCAGTTTATAATATAGCTCGAACTTACGGGTTAAAAATTCCGGGTCAAAGACCTTCAGTTGCTTTAGTAGATTTTTCTATTGTTGTTCCAGCGTTTGGTGATAAAGAAGATGAAAGATATTTAGGAATAATAAGATCGGGTGCACAAGTTATTGGTGCTGGACAAGTTTTTGAAACAGTGTCTGATATTAATTTTGCCTCACCATTCAATTCAGACGGATATCCAAATAGACTCAAGATACCTAACTTTGATACCAATGGGATATTAGTAAATTACACAATTACTAAAAGAGAGACTGTTGTAAATGGTATTACTAAAGTTTATAAAAGAACTATACTACCAAACGATGTTGTTCCGTTTTTTAATTTTTTCCTTCCAGAAAAAAATGTTTTGGGTGTTACCTCGATTATTCAAAAACAAGGAACCGCATATTCAAATGTTCCGCCTGCTCAAGAATTTATGGGAACTCAGGGTAGATGGTACGAAGTATATGCTTTAGCTGAAAGTAGAATTTTTGTTGAAGATCCTTCTAAACCTAGTAATGACCCTGCTATAAAAGTAGGTAAGTACATTGAGACTCAACAAAGATTTATGACAGAATACACACCTGAAGGTTTTTTTAAGATAACTTTTGGTGGAGGGACAAACACTGCTGACGATCAATTGAGAGAATTTACAACTCTGGGAATACCAATGAATGTACAAAAGTATCAAAATAATACATTTTCACTAGGGTCAATTCCACAATCAAACACCACAATTTTTGTTCAATATAGAATTGGAGGTGGTGTAGGCACAAATATCGGGGTTAATGTTATAAATCAAATAGGTATTATTGATTTCTTTGTAAACGGCCCATCTGAAACGATAAACACACAAGTTGTTAATTCATTAACATGCATCAATCCCACAGCAGCTATAGGTGGTGCTGGATACCCTACAACGGAAGAAGTTAGACAATATGTTACATACAATTTTGCAGCACAAAAAAGAGCAGTGACAATAAACGATTATGAGGCAATTATTAGAAATATGCCATCGTTATTTGGTGCACCAGCTAAGGTAAGTATTACTGAAAATAATAATAAAATAAATGTTAATGTGTTATCATATGATGCGGATGGTAAATTAATTACAGAAATATCACAAACATTAAAAAATAATATAGCCGAATATCTTTCCAATTATCGAATGATAAATGATTATATTTCTGTTGGTGCAGCACAAGTAATTGATTTAGCTATAGATATTTCTGTTGTTTTAGATGGAACCCAAAATCAAGGAATTGTAATTACAGATATTATTAATAAAGTCACAACATTTTTTAGTCCAGGAGTTTTGACTTTGGGACAAAACATTTCAATATCCGAGTTAAATAGAATAATACAATCTGAAAACGGGGTTGTTGGTATAAATACTATAGATGTTTACGGTAAGGTTGGTGGTCAATATTCTTCAGATCAAACATCAATGAAATACGAGAATGAATCTACAAAGAAAATAAAATTAATTGATAATACATTGTTTGCTGAACCAAACCAAATATATCAAATCAGATTTCCAAATAGAGATATTACTGTAAGAACTAAAAACTACCAAACTACGATTTTTTCTTAAGTTTAATTTATAGTCGTAATTCACTTATCAAAAGTGATAACTATATTTTCAAAAATAGTTAAATTACTATTTATTGAAAGTATATTTTTATGTCACAAAATTTTAGAATCAGGGCACAAGTAGGTGTTGATAGACAAGTGAATTTTGATTTGAAACAAGATTTCGATCAATTAGAAATTCTTTCAATCAAACTCAGACAACAAGATATTTATCCGAAATCATGTGCTGATTTTGGTGTTATAGTCGGACGTGTTTTTGTGAATAATGGGTTTGGATTACCCAATGTAAAGGTAAGTGTATTTATTCCACTTGACAATGTTGATTTACAAAATTTATTAATATCTTCAGTTTATCCGTACACAGATTTAGGGGTTACTAATGATGATGGATACCGATACAATTTATTACCATATGAAAAACAACATTCTGGACACGCACCAACTGGAACTTTTGTATCAAAAAACGACATACTTCAAAATCCATTACTTGGCGAAGTTTATGACAAATATTATAAATTCACAGTCAAGACAAATGAGAGTGGTGATTATATGATAATGGGTGTTCCACCCGGTAATCATACAGTTGTTATGGATTGTGATTTATCTGATATTGGAGAATTTTCTCAATCACCTCAAGATATCATTGATATGGGGTTAGGTACATCAAATCAAATTACTGGTGCTACATTTTCAAGTAGTAGTGATCTATCAACACTTCCTCAAATCATATTTCAATCAGCAACCGTAGAAGTTAATCCATTTTGGGGTGAAGAAGAAATTTGTAGATCTTCAATAGCCCGAAAAGATTTTAATTTAACAGAATCTGGTGTGAAAATTACACCATCCGCAGTTTTCATGGGATCTATTTTTACTAATCCTAATGATTATTCATTGAGAAAGTCTTGTAGACCAGCAAAAAAGTTGGGACAATTGTGTACACTACAAACAGGGCCTGGAGAAATTATTGGGATTAGACAAACAATTTTTAATGATGAAAATGGGTATCCATTATTAGAAACTGCAAAATTACCAAAAAATGGAAAGGTTATTGATCCAAATGGTGTATATGTGTTTAACGTACCAATGAATATGGATTATGTTACAACAGATGAAAATGGTCAACAAGTTTTGAGTTTAAATCCTGAAGTAGGTATACCAACAACTGGAAAATATCGTTTTAAAATAAAATATTCACAACCAAATTCTTTCGAAAAACGGGAAGTAAGAAGGGCGTATTATTTGGTACCTAATGTAAAGGAATACGGCTGGACTAACTCCGAATCCGATCCTTCAGATATTGTAAGCACAGGTGACACAAATTATAAAAAATTTCAAAGTTCATATTATTTTGGATTGGATTGGAGCGGTTATACAGATGGATTTTCTTTAGGATCCGAGAAGAATAATCGAATAACTGAAATCATTAATTGTGAAGATACTTTTTATCAATTAAGATATAAAAAAGTATACACAACAGCTTCAATCATTGATAATTTCAAAAAAGGATTGAGTAGACAAAGATTTTTATCTATTAAGGATATCACAAATGATGAGTGTGAAGATACAATCAATAAATTTCCAACTACGGACGCTTTTTATAAATTTGATTGGTTATTTTTTATAGTGAATTTATTTATGATATTACTAGGTATTACGATGTATGCTTTAGTTATAGTTTTACACGCTTTGTGGGTTATTCTAGAAATAATAAAAATTTTATCAATATTTGTTTGGCTTTTATGGTGGGGGTTATATGCAGTTTGTAAAGTTGTTTCACTAGGGTTTGGTAACTGTGGTGGAAAACCACCATCATTGAAAGAATGGTGGGATGCCTTTCCGACTATTTCAAAAATAACACTTCCAGTATTACCCTATCCCGATTGTGAAGCTTGTGATTGTTCTATGGAGTCACAAGTAGGTGTTGCTGATATTGGATTTGATAGTCTTAGTTGTAATGCTGATTTTTTTTCAACATCATCTTGGTCGTCAAGTGGTGAAGATGATTCAGAACCAGATAAAGAAACATGGATGTTTGCTGGTTGGGGTTACGATCAAAAAATGCCACGTGGTTATGAGTATTTGCAACGTTGCCCGATTGTTCATAGGTATTATGATAGAGATGGTAATCCATTATCGAGAAGAAATAGATATCAATATTTTGTAACTGAATTACCTGTTTGGGAAAATATAAATAAATTTGCTCTTAAAGGTAAATATTTTAATACACTCACATCAAATGACAGATTACAGGGTAGTAATCAAATAAGAGTTGCATTTAATCCTCAATCAAATCCGAATAAATTTCATACCGATAATGTTATTGCGCTTTTAGTTGATAATACATGTCTAGAAAATATGAATGCTGGAGACATAATGACGTTTGTTGACCCTGCAAAAACATTTGATTTTAATGTGTCATCGTCTACTTCTGGTAATGTGTCAACTTATAAAACAATAACAGTACAATATGCCAACCCAGATAGTGTAAATTCACCTTTACAACAAACATATAACATTGGTACACCACCATCAGGGTCTAATTTATCGTATTCAGCAAAGACTTATAATTTTGCTTCTGATTTAGAATATTACCAATTAATAACTGGTATGACATTAAATACTTTTAAAACAAAAGCCAATCTTTACAAACCAAACCAAACAACTTCAAATCAAAAATGGTCTCTAGTTAATAGTTTATATCCCAGAAGATATGTCAGTATAAATAATTCTTGGCGAACATTTACAGTACTTAATTTTGCCCCAGAAGGGGGATTACCTGATTATGATGAATGTTTATCTTCAACTTATTTAGAATATTATGACGCCGAATCAACATCAATAATATTTTTAGTACGAGGTGTAGATCCATGGAGTGGAAAACATGAAGTTAGTTATGATTTATCACGTATATTTGGATATGAATATGGATTCAGTGGTAATACATTCAAATACACATCAAAATATTACCTAAATATACCAATCCAACCAGGTGGGATCTGTTCGAGACAAGATTTATTAACATCCAATACTACAATACCATCTGGTTATCCAAACATTTATTTTGAATCTTATTTATTTTCGGCAACCACATCAATAAGTGCATATACAACAACAAATCATTTATATTATTCGTCTTTAGATGGACTACAAATTAATTCTACTTTTAGACCACCGTCATCTCCACAGACATTAAATTCATCATTTTTTTTAACAAATTCACCTACTGGACTGAGATTAAATAGAAGTGGAGCTAATGGAGTTCCATTAATTGGCCCACTAGGTAATTATGCAAGTGACGAGTATATTGAAGGTGGTTCATATATTCTATATGAAGAAGATGATGATGGGGACGGCCCTTTACTAGATCCAATTGGAAATTATGACGATGATAAATGTGGATTGAATAATAATTTCACCAGACCTGTAAGATATGTCGGGCCAACTTACATAGCTAAAAATTACTCAAACGGTCAAAATTTTGCAACTCCTCCTACTATACGAATTGAAAGATCAAAATTGATTATGAGGTCTGACAGATTACCAACGGGTAGTGATTTAGATCAAATTTGTGATAGTAATGGAAATTGTAATACATTTTGTTTACAAGCTTCTAATACATTAACTTATTACATTTTAGGCGAAACTGGTTCCTCCGTAAGAGAATTGAGTACATTTAATTCTGGTTTTGGTGATAATCGAGGAGATGATTATGTTTCTGGAAATTCTCAAGTTGATTTAATTATAAAATCTACAACATGTGAGGGTATGAGAAGTTTGGATTGTTATGAATATAACCCACCAACTATAAATGTATTACCCTCTACTAATAATTGTAACACTAATGTTGTTGACAATGAAGTAATGAAAGGCGGGTGTTACGTATTATTAAATCCACCTATTTTGAGTATGTTTGGTCGAAATAATGATTTTCAATTGGTCTCAGAATGGAAATTAAGATTTAGGATGAATTTTGCATTATGTAGAGGTGTAATTGGTCAAACTTTTAAAAACGCTTGGATTAATGGCGCTTTGTTTGCATATCCATTTAATACTAATGTGTTTTTTGACAGAAATAACAAACCATTTGTAAGATACATTGCGTCAGGTAAAGTTAAATATACGTTTTGTCCTAGTCAAATTGTTTATGAAAATAATTCAAACAATTTTTATTATAGATCATCCCCGTATAACATCACTAGTGGGTTTATCGGGGCTCAATATGATCATAAGTACCAAATGAATGATAAATATCTTAAAAATCCAACAACATTAGTAGATTTAGGGCCACAATATTTTTGGACAAGGGAAGTTTATTTTTCTGAAGAATATTTTGGTTATCAAGTTGATAGACTAGATGCGACATCTTTTAATCCATTAGAAGATATAACACTTATTTTTTCATTGTCACGTATTGTGAATGCAAATAGGGTATTTAATGCCGGGGTAGTAAAATCCCTTTTTTCTAGAGATGGTGGGACATTATTAGAGGATTGTGCTGTAGATGGTGATTATGCACAAATGATACAAATAAATAGTAAGTATTCAATATTCCCATTTGGAGTTGAAAATTATGACGATCCAGGAAATAATGCCATTTATTTTGGGAAAGATTCTAACGACGATTCTTTTTTTGGATTGTTTCTTACTGGAGATACAACATCCCAAGATTTGATTTCACCAAAAAGGTTAAATTTTCAAACTACAGGGACTGTCACAAGTTTTTTAAGTCGATCAAATAGGTTACCAGTTAAAACCCAAAGAACACCTCACTATCAATGGAATATTACAAATTTTAGCCCTACAATTTTTGGTAATCAAGATAACAATTGGCAAACAAATTTAGCTTCATTCCCAACTTTTGAACACCAAAGAATGGATAGATTGTTTGCGCCATTCTTCCAAGGACAAAATTTGAATGTTCAATATTCACAAGGACACATCTTTAACGTTAATAGTAACGGATTAAATTCGGATACTAAACCATCAGGTTCAAATAATTCGAATATAATTAATACGGGGCCTTGGTATTTTTATTTTGGAGTTGTTGTTGGAGAAACAGCAATAGATAAATTTAGAGAGTTATACATACCCGAAACATAAAATGAGTGATACTGAATTAATCATTGTAAAACCAGATTTGATGGGTGCGGCCGCCCCAAAAACAGATATTTACCTGAATACTGAATTAGTTCAAACTCAATCTGAGATAATAGATTACAATAAAACAACAAATATAAGTTTACTGACTGTTTTTGATAATGAAAGACAAAAATCAACCACATTCAGACCAATCAATACCATATCGTATATTTATGATAACAATATTCAAGGGTTTTGTCCACCTAACAATAAATGGTTTAATTATAATAATAATTTATTTTATACTAATCCAGAGACATCATTAAATACAAATGTCTGGACAGGATTACCTTTATATCAAGAATTTGAATTTATAAGAACTGATGTAACAAATCCGCAATTAAATTTCACTTCATTCGGTGGATTTACAACAAAAAGTGCGACATCATATAATTGGAATATCAAAATATCATACCCCTTTGAAAATATTACCGGGGTCACAATGTCGTATGATTTCGGTGGAAACCGTGTGATACAGTGGGTAAATTCAAATGGATTACCATTTATTATATCTCAAGGTACTGATAATGGGTTACCGATAATACAGTTTGTATGTCCAGTTCCACATAATGTAAAAGTTGGTGAATATGTCGAATTATCTTCAGGTTTTACATATAATACTATTAATACTTTTCAAGTGTCTAGCTTGGGTAACAATACATATGACTCTGAAAAATACATTTTCAATATGGAAAATGTTGGTTTCACTGGAAGTACGTTTAATTCGGCAAGAATGGGAACTTTCAAAAGGATAATAAACATTTTTAATTCGGGGGAAACAAAATCAAAGTATTATATTAGAAATCATAAACTACTAACCTCAACTTCAGATATGATGTTGACCAAAAATGGATTTGAAAAAAATTCATTCGCAGATAGATCAGTATATCAGTTATCAGCTCTCACACCTAACGGGGTTGCAAAAGTTGTGAAATTTCAAAACTCAAACACATATAATGTAACATTTGAAAGGGACATTGATATAAATGGTTTACTCGATAACAATGGAAAACCAATAACCCAACTTTTTCTTAGTTTTCAATGGTGTGGTTATTTTGGATGGCATGATAGATTAAGAAGGGGGTGGGGATTTAATATGCAAACAGGGTCAACAAATAATTGGTTTGATACCAATAATAATGGATCTCAAGAATCCGTCACACAATTAAATTATACTAGACAAAGTGGTGGTACTTTTAATTTTATAATTAATAAACCAAAAGAAATCAATGAAACATTTTATGGAGATTATTGTGAGTACAATGACATAGAACAAACTGAATATGTCATTTCAAACTACATGCATAAAATGTCGTACAATCAAACTTTATTTACGACAGATACAACTTTAAACCAAAACAATCCTCAAGGTTATTATTATCAGGTACATCACCCAATAATAATTAAAGTTTTTTCAGATTATGTAGAATCAGCATCTGGGTTGAACCCGACAGAATTACCAAATTACGCATTTTATTCTCACAATCAAAATTTATGGTTATGGCGAGATATCTATACTTATGGGTTTTTTAATGAATTAGGTGAAGGAGTTAATTATCCATTTTTAAACGATGCACATTATCCATTTACAAATGTAATTTTTAAATTGTATAATCAAGGATCCTCATTTAATATCCTTGACTATTACCAAATAACGATTGAACCAATTGAAGACCCCTGTGAATAGAAAAAAAATATTATTTAGCGAAAGGGATAAAGAAATTGTCATTCCAATTGAAATGACATGGGATTTTTATGGACAACAAGATTCGGTTAATGAATACGAACAAACAATAATTGAAGAAATTTTAAACTCAGATCAAGACTTTGAAGTTACAAGATTTGAACACAATGAATACTCTGATGATTCAAATCCTAATGTTAAAAAAACTGATATAAATTATGAATTTAATTTTTATAATCCATCGGTGATAAATAATCCTAATTCATTATTGTCTGGAACATGGCAAAATTCATACCTACCTAAATTCAAAGTTAATGAAATTTATTTTGCGGGACTACCTAGTTCTTTAAATAATGCATCAACATATAACCCTCTTGCATTTAAAAAATCCTTTTGGAAATTAGATCTTTATGATTATGTAAACCCATTAATTCAAAAAAATTATATTACAATTATTTTACCAACACATCAAGGTTTGATACAAACAACCACAACTGGATTCAATAATCAAATACCTGTTGAAATCAAAAAACCAAAATATCTTTTGGATTATTTGGGGGATAAAGAGGGTTTCTTTATTTATTGGTTGAAAAAAAGAGATTATTTAAATATCAATCAATTTTTTATGAGTGCTAAATTTTTTGATGCAAAAGTTGGTCAATTTATAAGAATGACAAATCGTCCTCAAAACTCACTA